AGAAGCAAGAGACAAAAGAATTAACCAAAACTATCATGATGCCTTAAATAAGATATCTTCTTATGCTGAACAAGGTTTTGATTTAACAGAACATATCTTTCCAAAAGATATATATGAACAAGTAAGGACTAAAATTAGTGATCACATGTATGCGTTTGATATTAAATTTGTCTGGGCGAGTATAGGTAATATGAATAGTATTGCTGTTGGGGACGGTCGTTTAATGAGATTTAAACTGTTAAATTAAGGTATTTGAGAATTAAATTAAAGTTCGTATATTTCGAATGTTAAAAAGATAAATAATTAAAAAAGTAATGTTATGAAAGAACAAATTTTAAATTTAGCAGATGATTTATTTTTAGAAGATAATTCACCTAAAAGAGAGGCATTTATTAAAGAATTCGAAAGTGCAGTTGCATTAATGAGAGAAAATGATTTTGATCAATTTTATGCTTTTGCAGATATTATAATGCAAAAATATAATTAAAAAATAAATGTTATGAAAGTATTTAAAATTATAACTAAGGTAAAATCAGTTAAAACTATTCAATATATTGTTGAAGCAAACTCAATAGAGGAAGCAGAAATGTTAATAATTGAAGGTAATGAAAGAGGTGAAGGTGAAGAAGTTAAAGATAAAATAAAATGGGGAAGTGAGATTTTAACTAAAATCGAATTTATAGAGGAATTAGATTAATTAAATTAATTTCGTATATTTAACATGTAAAAAAGATATAATAATTAAAAAAGAAAAATATGTTAGTATTTAAAGAAAATGTTTATGGTTTTGTTTATGATTCAGTTGATGGTACTGTTACAAAGGTATATAAGGAACCTTTAAAGGAAAAAGAAATATTTTTAATAAATAATGTATTAGATAAAGATGTTTATTTATTTACAGATATTGAAGATTGTAATGACTGTTTTAATATTATTACTAAGGAAGATCTTGATAATGATGAGGAAGGTTTAAATAAGGTATTTGATTTTATAAATTAATTTCGTATATTTAATCTGTAATAAGATAATAATTAAAAAATAAGTTATGAAAATACAATTTAAGGTTATCAATTTAGGTTTAAATGAATTTGGTGTTCAAGAATTAAATAATTATTATAAAGATAATATTAGTATGAGTTGGGTTCATAAATTTAAGTTAGGTGAAATTGTAGGTGGTAATACAAAAATATTTAAACAAGAGAAATTATTTTTAAAATTAAAAGAAAATAACTATATTGGAAATTATAATTGTACACAATATATTAAAGGTTCAGAATATGGTGGAGGTTATTTTTCAATTCAATTAAAACATATTAATTATAGAATAGTTAAATTAGAAATAATTGAGAAAGAGAATGAATTTGTTTTTTAAAATACTTTTCGTATATTTAATCTGTAATTGAGTTAAATAATTAAAAGAAAAAAAGTTATGAAAAATGTATTTGTTATGTCCTTTGTTGATGATTTAGAAACTGTTAATAAGTTTGATGAATTTGGTTTTGTTTGTGGAATTGATGATTCGGTAAATGGTATTTGGTGTTGTGAAAGAGATTTAAGTTATTTAAGTGAAGAAGAAGTAATTAATTTTATTGAAAAAACATCTAAGGAATTGGACTATTTTGTTAATGTAAATGGTGAAAATTTTGATAAAGAAGATATTGAATTAATTAAAAATAAATTAAATTAAGGTTATGAAGAAATTGAATAGTTTTGAAAGTTATTTAGTGATTGAAGGATTAAATAATTTAAAGGAGGAATATAAAAAAGATATAAGAAGAATTATTGAAGAAGGTAAAAATCCTTTAATGACTCAAGGTTATATAGAAATGGTGGTGGAAGAAACAATAAATAAAATAAAACAACTGACACTAAAACAAAAATAAAACTCAGTAAATAAATGATGGAAGATAAAGAAATATTATTAAGTGATTTAGTGGGGGAAAACTAAATAAGTAATGTAAAAGAAATGTAGAGGTAATGTAGGGGAAGTGATTTCCCTATCTCTATTATAATGTGGAAAAAACATCCTATGAGGGAACGTATTTAGGAAAGATAATCCTAATATGAGTGAGGAATAGGATTGTATGTGGAAATGAGTAGTGGTGTGATGTGGTGGTTGGGAGGAAGGTACCGGTACTTTACCTATCCCAGGAAAACAATTCCTCCCCCCTAAAAAAGTATATACAAACCCTACCTCCAATTTCCAATTCCCTCAATAAAAGCAACGGTTTATAAAAAATATGTTGTAAAATGGTTGGATATTTAAAATATCTTTCGTATATTTAATATGTAAGAAAGTTAAATAATTAAAAGAAAAATAAAAGGTTATGACAAAAGAACAATTTTTAAACGGAACTGAATTTTATATTGGTAGAAAAAGTTACAAAGGAGCGGAAACATATTCCTACAATGCAAAAGACAATTATATGTCTAAACAAATCAGATCTTCTATTGATGAAAGAGTGGTATTAGAAGACTATGTTTGTAACGTAACAAAGATTGGTCGTGTAGGTTTTGTATGTATTACATTTGTAATGAAAAAGAAAGTAGTAGTTAAATATAAGTTTGAAGATTTGGTTGAATTTGAAGATCAAGGACCACAATATGATGGTGCGGGATTTAGTATTGAAGATAGAGAAGATGATGATGAAGAACAATCACACCACTGCGATGATCCATCTTGTAACTGTTCAATTTAGTAAAATTTGAAGGGGAGAATAGCTAACTCCCCAAGTATTAATCCAGACTAATAGGCGTAATTGGAAAAACGCTCCGCAATGACGGAAGAGAGTGGGTTCGATTCCCACATTAGTCACTATAGTGCTTCTCATAACCACTATTATTTTTTAATTATTACAAGCCAGCCGCCCCACTATGTGGGGCTTTTGGTGATTAATGGAGGATCCTCCCCATATAGCGCGCCTCATGGTGAAGGATGCTCTACGTTATAGACGAAAGAGAAAGGATCCATGAGCAATGCTCAATGAATATCCCAACTTATTGAGCATCTGTTAGTTTGCGTGGTAAATTTGGATACGCTAAAATAATTTCGTATATTTACATGTAATTAAAAAATGATATATTATGAAAAAGTTTACAGTAGAAATTGGTCTTAGAAAACAAGCTAATAAAGCCTTAATCAATTCAAATAAGTTAAAACATGTGTTTTATAATACCGGAACTACCTTTATTGTAAACAGTGAAGATTTAGGTGATTGTATTGATATATTAGATCGAAACATGATAAAAGTGAATTTGATTAGTTAAAACAATTTCGTATATTTAACATGTAATAAGAAATTAATTAATAAATAAATAAAGGTTATGAAAAATCAAGAAACAAAATTAGGTAGACCAGTTAACGTAAATTCAGTAAGACAAATTAGATTGGCCGAATTGGCTGCCAAACGTGAGGCAGGTGAAATTAAACGTGGAAGACCCGTGAATGTTGAAAGTAAATTCAACCAACGTAAATTGGAATTAGAGGCTAAACGTTTAAATGGAGAATTAAAACGTGGTAGACCAGTAGTAGAAGGATCTAAACGTCAGTTAAGATTATCAGTTAAGGGATTAGTTAAATTGGGACGTAAACCAAACCCTCTAAGTAAATCTTACCAACGTAAGTTGGAGTTGCAAACAAAACGTTTGAATGGGACCATAAAATTAGGTCGTCCTGCTAAAGCGGAATAAATCTCCCATAATGTAGTTTCGGGCCTGCCCTCACAGGCCCACTACTTTATATTTGGATACGCCAGATCAATTTCGTATATTTAACATGTAATAAGATAAAAATTAGGTTATGACAGACAAAACAACACAACGTGTAGCAAATATTGCTAAAATTGGATTAGTTATTTTATGGTTAGCATTTATGTGCTCCCTAACATCATGTGCATCACATTGCAGACAACAACACCGTTACTGGAATAACCATAGATGTGTATAATGATAATTTCATCTAAAAAATATGCCGCATGGCATAAGAAGGTTACCAATAAGCCCGTTACGCCTACCCTACAAATAGGAGTGGTATACTGGGGCGATACAGGTAATGGCAACATGGTCTGTGGTATGCTAGTTGGATACGAAAACGATATGGCTATAATAACCGATGCACGTGGTAAAGAGCATATCGTTATACAATCCACGTTACGCCCAGCGTATAATTAAAATTTACTCGCGGGGATAACTCCTCCCATATAGTTATGGTTAAAAATACCATATACTATGAATACATTTAAATCACTTACCAAATTATCCGCCCAACTGGCGGATCTTATGGAGCAACTGGATGATGCGTTGAATGATATCGATAATAGCGAGTTATATAGCGAAATTGATAATAACGTTAAATCTCCCATAGAAAACGCGCTTACGCACCTGGATATCGCTTTGGATGATATTTCCGATGGCTTGTACGAGGATGCTCCCGAGTCTGAGGATTTCGAAGAGTGGGACTAAAAAGGATTTTCTTGGATGATTTCGATCCGCATACGGCCGCTGGCGATCTATAATGGATCGCCCACGCGGCGTTGCTGTCCATACGCGCGCCGGTGGCGGGTCAGGATCTGAATGCGCCATCTACAGATCGAAAACGATCTTTCACCCAACCCCCCATATATACTAATATACCCACAATTCGGAATTTAATTTCCGAAATACCCTTTTCAGACTCACTTCACAAGATCTTAAAATCTCCTTTTTAAAAATTTTTTACCAAACGCTTGGATATACAAATCTTTGTTCGTATATTAATGGATAATAAAAAAACAGTTATATGAAAAAGTTTTTAGAAATTTATTTAGGGTTCTGTATAGTCTTACCATTAGCATTTTGTATAGTATTATATACAATAGGATGTTTCTTAACATGGAGTATTATTGAACCAAACATTGAATGGGGAGTTATTAGAGTGTATATGGTAATAGCTCTTATAGTATCAATATTTTTAGCAGCAGATGAATAATATGAAAAAGTTATTCTTAAACTTATCTTGGAGGTTCTTAAATTGGATAGGATATGTTATTGTCTTTAGAGATTACTATGATCCGGAAACATTTACATTGGTAAAAAAGAATACCCATATGGTTATTCATAAATGTACAAGCAAGACAGATGAGAATGGATGGAGAAACGTAAAACAAATATTTAAAATACAAATCAGAAAGATATGACATCAAAAGAAAAAGCAAAAGAGTTATTTGATAAAATGTGGTTAAATTTACCTACACAATATGGATATTTATATTGTAAACAATGTGCATTAATAGCAGTTGATGAAATAATCAAAGAACTATTAGAGTGTGGTGAAGTTTGGATGAAATCAAAAATTAAATATTGGCAAGAAGTTAAACAAGAAATAGAGCTATTATGACAATAAAACAATTAATTGAAGAACTAAGTAAAATCGAAGATCAAGATTTAAGAGTAATGACTTCGGGATATGAAGGTGGATTTAATGATGTAGAAAACATAAATCTAACACCTATATATATGGCTTTAGACGTGAATACGGAATGGTATTACGGAAAACACGAGCCCGTAGATAATCTGTACGAGGCTACCAATAGCAATTACCAAATAGTAAAGGCAATTATTTTATAAACCATTTTTCTCCCCATGAACACACTCAATATTACTCAGGCTCAAACCATGGAACAAAATGGTGAACTTATAATTTACCATACAGGTACTGTAAAATCCATTTTAAACGAATTATCCAACTACTCTATATGGAAATCTAATTTCCAAGAATTAAAAACCCAGTATAAAAAAATCCCACGTGGTAAATTACTGGATTTTCTTTCCTTCGATTATATTATCGAATGTGAGGAACAATCCAATTGTGAGGAAGAGAAAATTATATGGACATATATGTATGGGAAGAAAACCGAGTCAGCATCCCGTTTTTACCATTCCCACAATAAGGGGCAATACGTGTATATTTTAACTAATGAGGCATATCCTGAGATATGTAAAATAGGAAAAGCCGTTATGCCTATTTCTCGAATTAAACAAATTAATGGTGCAGGAACTGTTTCTGAATGGAAATTACGTTGGGCTTTACCTGTTTCTGATGGGTATGTTGTGGAAAGTGTAGTACATAAATCCTTAGAGAATTTAAGGAGAGGCTCAATTCAAGGTTCCTCTAGAGAATTTTTTGAAATTTCTTTAGAAGAAGCTATTGTGGAGGTTGAAAAATTAGGTGAATATTTTAAAACTAGTGAAGGAATTTGGTATGAGTGAGTTAATTTGGTGGTATATATGGATTTTAGTTGAATCGTATTTGGAGGCAGGCTTACTTATAGCTTTAATCTTTATTATGATTAACTATATTTTCCCATCAGATCAAATTTTTACTTTAAAAGATTATTTTATTATTATTTTTTTACATCCTATTGTGATATATCATTTTATAAAAGCATTATATGGAGACGATTAATTTAAATAAACAAATAATTCCTTATTTAGAACCTGTTATTTCTCAAACTTTAGATATAATTGAGGAAACTCTTAGTGAGGAAGGTTTTGATGAAGGGGAAGTAAATGAATTACTTTATCAATTAGATGAAGAATTTGGTGAGTATATTACTATGTTATCACCACAAATTCGTGGAAGACTTATGGAAATACACGATAAATTATTAAATAATGATATAGTATATGATTTGAAAAAATCAATCGATATTAATATATAAAAATATAAATTATAAATCTTCATTAAATCTTCAGTTAGAAAACTTGGATATTAAAGATATTTGTCGTATAATTGAGGGACGGGAAGGAGAAAAAAATAGATAATATAGAAAGATGAGAAAATGGGACATGGTAATATTCACGTTGGAGGGGTGTGAGTATTGTAAAACGTTAGGAGAGGGGTTACAAACATTAAATATTCCTTTTAATACTATAGACGTTTCATATAATAGTAAAGCAGGGGATATAATTGAGAATACCTATAAATGTTATTCTTATCCCATAGTAATATTAAAACAACCTACACAGATAACTTGGCTACCTGAAACAGAATTATTACCTTCACCTTCAATTAGAACATATTTTTCAATTTATGGATTAATAGATGAAATTTTTAACACATTTAATAAATAAAAGTTATGCAATTAACAGCCGAACAAATTAAAGAAAACTGGATTGATTTAGAAGAAACTATTAAAGTCTTTATTGAAGAACCTCGTCGTTCTCAATTATTAGATTTTTACCAAAAATATCAGGAACGTATTATTATGATGCCAGCAGCACATAAGAAAGAATACCATAATGCATTTCCAGGAGGATATGTTGATCACGTTTTACGTGTAATTGACTGTTCTCTTAAATTACATAATATATGGGAGGAAATGGGAGCTGATATTTCTACATATACCAAGGAAGAACTAGTATTTTCTGCACTTAATCATGATTTAGGTAAAATGGGAGACGATCAATATGAAGCATATATTCCTCAGACTGATCAATGGAGAAGAGATAAATTAGGAGAAGATTACATGTTTAATACTAAATTAGCATTTGCATCAGTCCCAGATCGTTCATTATTTTTACTCATGTCACATGGTATCCAATATACATTTAATGAAATGATAGCTATTCAGACACATGATGGTTTATATGATGAAGGAAATAAAAAATATCTTATGACTTATATGCCCGAACAAAAACCACGTACTGCTTTACCATTAATATTACACCAGGCTGATATGATGGCTGCTCGTATTGAATTTGAGAAAGAATGGTTACCTAAATTTAAACAAGATAAAAAAGTAGAAGTTAAGGTACCTAATAAATTCTCAGTTAAGGCACCTAAATTATCTAACCCAGACGCTCCATTTGCTAACTTATTAAATAATATATAATATGATACTAATTTTAATTAATATTGCAGTAATTATTTTACTTGTAATAGGATACGTTATTTGGAATTTACTTAAAAAAGTAGAGAAATTAGAAAATCAAATTACAGTACAAGAAACTTATATTCTTGAATTTTATGATTTAGTTAAAACCTCAGAAGTAAAAATAAAAGAAATTGATAATAAACAATTATTTCAATCAGATGATGAAGTAGGTTTTTTCTTTACTAATTTGAAAACAATCCAAGAAGCACTTTCGGATTACGTAAAATTTATAAAATAACATGGAAGTATTAAATTCCGAAATAAAAGTTCTTCATGTACCCCAAGAAGAAACAGAAGTACAATATACAAAAAAGGGAACAGTTCGTAAAAGAAAACCCAAAACCAAAAAAATGTACTTCACTCAAGATACAGAAGATGCTATTATTGAGTATTTAGCTGAAACTGATCCTATAAAAAGAAATAGAATTTATAATGAACGTATTGATTATGGTTTTTTTAAATTAACAGAAAATATAATTCATACCTTTAAGTTTTATTATACTGAAGTAGAAACAATTGCCGAACTTCAACACGAAGTAACTTCATTTTTACTTGAAAAACTCCATTTATATAATCAAGCTAAAGGAAAAGCTTATTCTTATTTTGGTACTATTGCTAAAAGATATTTAATTCTTTATAATAATAAAAATTATGAAAAATTAAAAGGTAAAGCTGAAGTAGAAGCTATAGATGAAGATAAAACAATTGTTTTAAATATAGTTAATAACTCAGAAAGTGTAGATGACCCATTAATGGGTGAAAATTATTTTATGGATAAGTTTATAGCGTATGTAGATTTATATTTGTTTAAAATTTTTACAGAACCAGAAGATTCTAAAACAGCAGATGCTATTATGCAATTATTTAAACATAGAGAAAGTTTAGATATTTTTAATAAGAAAGCTATTTACATCTATATTAGAGAACAAACCGAACAAGATACTCCTCAAATAACTAAAGTAATGAAAAAATTAGAGAGAGTTTATAAACGTTTACATAATCAATATTTAGATTATGGGTATGTTAGCTTAAATTACTAAAAAATTTTTAAGATTTATATTTATAAATAAAACAAAAATATGGATTTTAACACAGTAACCCTTTTTGGTAAAAAAACATTTGCCGATTTATTAAAAGAGATACATACTAATTCTTCTAATAAAGAGAAAGAAATTAGAAATTTAATAGAAAACCTAAAACCATTTATTAATTCAGCAGGTGATGCGGTTATTATTGTTCCTTTAATTAAAGATTACTTAGATGTATCGGTTAAAAATGATGATTTATTAATTAAAATGGCAGGTATAGTTCAAAGAGCTATGAATGCTACTTCAAGTGATGATGGCATGTTAATTTCTGATGCTGAAAAAGAAATGCTTTTTGAATCAATTCAACAATTAAATTCTAAATCTGAGGAAGAAGTTCCAGTTAGAAAATTAAGTATAAATGAGTAGTTTATATCCTAGTTTACAGCAGAGCATATCTAATATTTCATCAGGTAAAGGAAAAGGTTCACCAACACCTTTTTTCTTTGCTCGTGTTAATGATATTGTTTTGTCTCCAAATACCTATACTACAGATTTTTTTACGGCAGCTGGTGGTTGGGCAGGATTAGGATCTGTTAAATTTACTCCATTAAATTCTAAACCTGATAATGATAAACCTTCAAGTTTAATAGCTAAACCTTTATTTAATAATATTTTCAAATATCCTCTTTTAAATGAGGTAGTTTTAATATTAAGTGCTCCTTCATATGATTTGAATGAAAAACCTAATGCTAAAACTTTTTATTATTTAACAACAGTTGGGTTATGGAATAGTGTTCATCATAATGCTTTTCCCGATATAGCTACGTATAAAGGTGGCGAGTTAAATTTTGGTCATACATTCACCGAAAAAGAAGATATACGCAGTTTATTACCTGAAGAAGGAGATGTATTGTTAGAGGGGAGATGGGGTAATTCAATTAGATTTTCTTCCACTACTAAACAAAAACAACCAAATAATCCTTGGAGTTCAATAGGTGATATAGGAATGCCTATTACTATTATAAGAAATAATCAATCAATGGTTGATATAAATCCTGATCCATGGGTTCCTGTTTATGAAGATCCAAATAATGATGGTTCTTCTATTTATATGTGCGCAGGGCAAGATATTCCTTTAGAGTATGCTTCTAAAAATTTACAAACATTTGGAGTAACAATAGGAGCTGCATTTAATAGTTCATTACAAATACCAGATCCTGCATTTCCAAATTTAGATCAAACACCTAAACAAGCAGATAGTTTAAAATAATATGATTACATCTTATAAACCCGAATTCCCTTATACAGGAGACCATTTAATTTTTAATTCTGGTAGAGTTACTATTAACTCTAAAGATGATTCTATAATGTTATTTGCTAAAGAATCAATTAGCTTTTCAGCTGCGGGTTCAATTCATTTTAATTGTGATAGTAATTTAATTATTAATGCAGATAAAATTTATTTAGGGTTAGAAACAGATATAGATAAACCAGAACCTGCTATTAGAGGGCAAAAATTATATGATTTATTAGATTCTTTAAATACGGCTTTAATGAATTTAGGAGAAGGATTATCATATGCTACAGATAGTAATGGTATAGGGATACCTTCAGTTTCAGTATCTGGGGAAAGTTTAATGGTTGATACTTTACAATTACAAACTTTAGTAGAAAAAATTAGATCTGAAAAAACCTTTTTATTATAATGGCAGTACCAGCAGGATTATCAAGAATATTATGTGATGTAGCCCCTAAAAGAATTAGTAAGGTTACAAATCAAATTCTTAAAATTTTATTTAAAATTAATAATGTATTAATGGAAATTAATTCTATTGATTTTTGTAATCCATTAGGATATATTTTAACTAAAGCTTTACCTCCTGGGGGATTTTTAGAAGCTAAACTTTTAAAATATGGAAAAGCAATAACTGATTTTATTAATAAAGCAGGTGATAAATTAAATCCTGCTAAATTAACAGGAGAAACAGATGAACAATATAAAGCCAGAATAAAATCTTATCAAGCATCTCTTGAAGAAATTAGATTAGCTTTAGAAGATATAATACCTCCAGATGATTTAATAACAATTATTCCTGGTGGGGAAGGTTTAGCAAAAACTATTCAATCTATAAATTTAGCTTTAGTTGCAACTAGTGATACTATAGATCCTACTATTAATATTATTAATAAAATCACTATAGTAAAATCTTTTACTAGAAAATTAACTCCATTCTTATCTCCAATTAATATTGCTACTTTAGCTATAGGAGGACAAGAAGCAGAAATAAATAAAAAATTAGCAGGTATTATTAAACCTGAAAGATTTAGAGAAAGTGTTGGATTTTTAGTTAGACAAGTAAAAGCTGTTGATCAAGCCATAGTTCAAATACAAGCTACAGTTAAATTAATTAATACTATTGTACGAATTATTAATATTTTAGCTAAAGTATATAAATTTGTTGTTAAAGTTTTAACTCGTTTGAATACTCCATTAGCCATAGGTGGAGGAGGTAGTCCTGTTATTTCACAAACTAATGCTTCAACTAATACTCAAGCAGATAGAATTTCTAAAAGTAATCAAATAGTTGATGATCTAGAAAAGATAACAGGTATAGTTGCTAATTTCTTAAAGGGACCAGTTTTATTAAATATAAAACGTATAAGAAAACAAATATTACAATTACTAACAGGACTTAATATATTATATCAAAATCTCCATGCTTGTCAATATACTAACGGAGATAAAGGGTTATTAGATTCAGTACAAGGAAGTATTAATTCATTAACCAGTAATTTAGAAACTTTAGATAATTTATTCCCTACAGCTAAAACTACAAACTTACCATTATTATATAGTGGTTATACTATTAATATAATAAAAGAAGAGGTAGTTGATACTGGTATTAAATTAATAAGAAGAACTGTAATAGTAGCAGATCAAAGAGGAGTTATTGAATACGAAGGTACTCCAACTTATGCTACAGATGATCAAGTATTAATTAAAGAAGGTCAATACTATCTTGATAAGAAAAATCAAACTGGTACTAGTAATACAGGTAATGATTCACCAACAGATCAAGAAGTAATAGATATAACAATGCAAACTGGATTAAATCCTGATGATACAATAGGAGGTCCAGTAACACCAAATTAAAATAAGTTTTAATATTAAATATTTATACTCATGAAATTAGACGCATTCAGAAAAGTAATTAGAGAAGAAGTTAAAAAGGCTATTCAAGAAGAAATGAGAGATATTCTACTTGAAGCAGTTAAAGCTGCTAGTAAACCTAACTTAACTGAAAACAAATCTACTCAACCTTATTCTAAAGTAGAATCTACTTACAAACCCTCATTTTCAGAAATAATTTCTGAAGAAAGAAAACCAATACCTTCAACAGGTAATCCAATGTTAGATATTTTAAATGAAACTGCTCAAGCAGGAGAATGGAGAACCTTAAATGGAGGAGAATTTAATGCTTCACAAGCAGTAGGTTGGGCTGGAGGAGCTCCAAATATGATGGGTGGAGGAAATAATGTTCCTGTAGTAGCTACAGTAGATGAAATGATTAAATCACAAGGTCCTGTTAGAGATATAAATGATGTACGTATTGATGTTGTACCTGATTTTTCAAAAATAATGGGTGCTTTAAAAGAGAAAGGTAGTATTTAATGGCCTATAGTATAGTACATATTAATCCTTTAGACTTACAACCTAGTAAGGGTGTAGGTATTCAATTACCATTTGATGGTCCAACTGGATTAAATATTACTTATACTACTGCTGAATCTATAAAATCAAATATTTTAAATTTTTTCTTAACAGGGAAAAGAGAAAGAATAATGAATCCTACTTTTGGGGCAGGTATTAGAGAACAATTATTTGAACAAATTACTCAAGGCACAACTCAAAATATAGAAGATATTATAAAATTTGGATTAAGTGATTATTTCCCACAGGTTAAATTAAATCAACTTACAGTTAGTGCTTCACCAGATAAGAATTTAATTCAAGTATATTTTAGTTATTCTATATCAAATACAAACATACAAGACCAAATTGCAATAAATTTTAATAATGGCTAATACTAAAGCGGTACAATATTTAAATAAGGATTTTGATAGTTTAAAAGCACAGTTAATTAATTTTGCTAAAACTTATTATCCTAATACCTATAATGATTTTACAGATGCCTCACCAGGTATGATGCTTATTGAAATGGCTTCATATGTTGGTGATATTCTTTCATTTTATACTGATAATCAAATTCAAGAGAATTTCTTACAATTTGCTAAACAAAGAAAAAATTTATTAGCTATAGCTTATAATTTTGGATATCGTCCTAAAGTTACTAGTGCTGCATCTGTTGAAGTTACTGTTTTCCAATCTGTACCTTCAACTTTAAGTAATAATCAATATGTACCTGATTTTAGCTATTCTTTAGTACTAGAAGAAGGAACCCAATTACAATCTACAATAGGAAATGTAGCATTCTATATTGATAATAAAATAGATTTCTCAAATTCAGGATCATCTCCCACAAATATTTCGGTTTTAAATTATGATATCCAAGGTAATCCATTATTTTATTTATTACAAAAAACTGCGAAAGCTACGGCGGGAGCTTTAACTACAACTACCTTTACATTTGGTAATCCTGAGCGTTTTCCTACCGTTACTCTTACTGATACTAACATAATTTCATTAATTGGTGCAGTTGATTCTGATAATAATAAATGGTATGAAGTACCTTATTTAGCACAAGATACTATTTTTGAAGAAGTTGAAAATACTGCTACAAATGATCCTAATTTATCTCAATTTAGTGATACTACCCCTTATTTACTTAAACTAAAAAAAGTACCTAGAAGATTTGTTTCTCGTTTTAAAACAAATAATTCACTAGAATTGCAATTCGGTCCTGGAGTATCTTCAGGAGCAGATGAAGAAATTATTCCAAATCCTGATAATATAGGTTTAGGTTTACCTTATGGAGTTAATAAAATGATGACTGCTTGGGATCCTTCCAACTTTTTATATACACAAACTTATGGTATCTCCCCTTCAAATACTACTTTAACAGTAACTTATTTAAAAGGAGGAGGAGCTACTTCAAATATACCTTCTAATACTTTAACTAAAAGAATAGGTGGTAATACTACATTTGCTGGAACTGGTTTAGATCCTACTATGCAAACCACAGTACTTAATTCTTTAGCTTTTACTAATGATAGTGCAGCAGTAGGAGGAGGAGATGGAGATACAAATGAAGAGATAAGACAAAATTCTTTAGCTATGTATCCTACACAGTTAAGAACTATTACAGCTGATGATTATATCATTAGAACTTTATCTTTACCTTCTAAATTTGGATTAATCTCTAAAGCATATCCAACACAAGATATGGGAATAAGTGTTAATTACCCAACAGATTTATTAGCTACACAAAACCCCAATGCTATTTCATTATATATTTTATCTAAAAATACTTCAAATAATTTAACAGTTTCTAGTTTAGCTTTAAAACAAAACCTAAAAACATTCCTTTCAGAATATAGAATGTTAACTGATGGTGTAACTATAAAAGATGCTTTTATTATTAATATAGGAGTAAATTTTGATATAATAGTTAGACCTAATTATAATGGGAAATTAGTATTAAATAATTGTTTAAATGTACTACAATCCTATTTTAATATAGATAAATGGCAAATTAACCAACCAATAATTTTATCTGATATTTATAGTAATTTAGACCAAGTTGACGGAGTACAAACAGTACAAAATATTGAAATAATAAATAAAGCAGGAACCAATTCAGGTTATTCACAATACTCATATGATATTAAAGGAGCTACAATTAATAAAATTATTTATCCTTCTTTAGATCCTAGTATTTTTGAAGTTAAAAATTTAACATCTGACATTCAAGGTAGAGTAGTTACTTTTTAAAAAAATTTATCTAATGTATATTTATATTATATATTAGATTTATGGCTGTATACAAAATATTCTCCGAGAAAGATACTTTTATTTCTTCATATCGTTCATCTCAAAACTTCGGTAGAGATGAAATATTAGAAATTTTTAGATATGCTTCTGATTCTTCTACTAACTTAGATACTACAAGAGCATTAGTTCAATTTCCAAATACATCTATTCAAGATGTAATCACTAATACTATTAGTGGAAGTGCTTATAGTGCTTCTCTTAGATTATATTTAGCAAGTGCTACTTTACCTGCTAATTATACTATTTTTGGTCATAGAATAACTAAAGCATGGGATATGGGATTAGGTAAATCTGCTGATATTCCTACAACTACTGTTGGGTGTACTTGGAATTCTCCTTGGACTACAGCTGGTGGTGATTATAATGCTACAGCATATACTCAAAGTTTCCTTTATATTGATAATAAAGATATTAATATGGATGTTACTTCTCTAGTTAATTACTGGTATAGTAACCCAACTTCTAATTATGGAGTTTTATTAAAGCAAAGTAGCAGTATAGAAAGTAATACTACTTCTTCATTTGGTACTAAGTTTTTTTCTATGGATACTCATACTATCTACCCTCCTCAAATTGAATTAAAATGGGATGATAGTTATTATACTTCATCACTAACACCACAAACATCATCCGATTTTGTAGCAGTTATTTCTAATTTAAAAAGTGAATTTTCTGAAGGAACTACTTATACTTTTACATTAAGAACAAGAGATAAATTCCCTGCTAGGGCGTTTACTACTACTTCTGTATATTTAGTTCCAAAAAGACTACCTATTACTACTTACTGGGCATTAAAAGATGCTAAAACTGAAGAAATGGTAATTGATTTTGATACTAATTACACTAAAGTAAGTTGTGATAATGTTAGTAATTATTTTAGAATATATATGAGTGGTTTAGAGCCTGAAAGATATTATAAGATCTTAATAAAAACATTAATTAATGGTTCTACTATCATATTTGATGATAGTTATTACTTTAAAGTTATCAATGGATAATGAACGAAAATGTAAATTTTAATAAACACGTATATAACAAGGGACAATACTCTAAAGTTATAGATACCTCATTTAAACAATTAGGAGTTGTATCTATACAAGATCAAATTGCTGCTCAACCAAATGTTAATGATTTTTTTGCTATGTACAATGATTTATTTTATAATATTCCCGAATTAGGAGAAACTAATTCACATGAATATTTAATTAAAACTAGTAGTGATTATATTGGTTTTGAAGCAAATCAAGAAGAAATTATAGCATTACAAGCAGAGATTGCTCAATTAAGAACAGATTTACTTGCATCTCAAAGACAAGTTATAGAATTACAAACAGGAACAACATTAGCT